CAAAGAACTTATTGCCTCTAAGAACTCACAAGAGATGAAGATTGTTTTTACTAACGGATCTATCTTACAGCTTATTGGTTCTGAAAATATCGATAGCATTGTAGGCACAAACCCATACGGTTGTGTTTTTTCAGAATACGCTCTTCAAGACCCTAAAGCCTACCAGTTTATTCGGCCTATTTTGGCTGCAAACGATGGTTGGGCACTGTTTATCTCGTGCGTTTCTCCAGATACTTTAGTTATCACGGAAGATGGGTTTAAAAGAATAAAAGACGTATCTAAGTCAAGAAAAGAATATTCAGAATTAAATAAACCTATTTTTGGGCTTAATGGTTTTAATAACGCTACAAGTTTTTATTATGGTGGTAAACAAAATACTTTACGCATTACCTTGAGTACAGGTTACCAAATTGAATGCACACCGATTCATCCTTTATGGGATGGGAGTGACTGGGTGAAGGCAAAAGATTTAAGAATTGGAGATGAATTACCCGTCCAATACGGTCAAAACGTATTTGGCCCAGGATTAAGTTTAGCTGGATTTAGAAACTCTAATCATCATAATATTTTGAAAAAAATAACAAAAACAGCACTTACGGAAGACTTTTTTTATTTATTGGGCGTCATGTGCGTTGATGCTCATTATACAAAATTATGTGTTACCACTAGAAACCCAAAAGCGAAAGAGATTCTTGATGCTATAACAACATTTGGATTTAAAAAATTTACCATTAAAAATCGACACATATCAAAAAAGACACCCTCAGAAACATATTCTTCATACTTTTTAGCTTCTAGGAATTATTGTGCGTTTTTAAAGTTCCTAGGTTTTCCAAGAAAATCTAAGGAAAGAACCATACCAGACAAACTTTTAGAATGCTCTAAAATACAAATGAAATCTTTCTTTCAGGGTTTATTTGAAGCGAATGGATGGACCTTAAATGGCAAGACAACAGGCCTAATGGTAGTTTTTTGTTCGTTAGGTGAAAAGTTTGTTAAAGATGTACAGAGAATTCTTTTAAACTTTGGAATAGTATCTTTTTTTAAACAAGCAAAATATACAAGATTTAAGGACGTTACAACTAACATTTATTATAATTTACGTATTACTGGATACTTTGCGTATGTTTTTTTAAAAGAAATTGGATTTAGGAATAAATGTAATCAGGACTGCGAAAAATTAATTTCTGAATTTGTTAAAGAAGAATCTGGAAATATATATTCTATGGATAGTAACTATATAAGAAGTCACTATAAACGTAGGATTTTTCAGTTTCCAGGCAGATCAGCACGTCGACACATTGCTAAAATAGCAAGTGAATATAATGATCCATATTTAAAATCTTTAATAAAAGAAAAGTTTTTTTACTCTAAAATAAAAAGCATAGAAGAATCAGAATCAGAAGTATTTGATTTTGTAATCCCATCTACGCATTCGTTTTTTAGCAATGGATTTATTAGTCACAATACGCCACGTGGTAAAAATAACTTCTGGGAGCTCTATCAGGTAGCCAAGCATCACCCTGCCTGGTTTGCGTATAAGCTAACACTTGACGACACTTGTCATATCCCACTTAAAGAGATTGAGCGTGAGCGTGAAGAAGGGATTATGTCTGAAGACTTGATTCAACAAGAGTACTATACATCGTTTGACCTGGGTGTAGAGGGAGCCTATTACGTTAAATATATAGATAAGATGAGATTGAAGGGCCAGATAGGCGACGTTCCATATGAGACTGGCTTTAAGGTTCACACGGCGTGGGATATCGGAGTGCGTGATTCAACGGCAATCATATTCTTCCAGGTTATAGGCCAGGTGGTAAGAATTATAGATTGTTACGAGAACGCTAAAGTAGGTCTTGAGCACTATGTAAAAGTTCTAGCCGAGAAAGAATATGTATACGGCAAGCATATTGCTCCACATGATATGAAGGTTAAGGAGTTTGGATCAGGAATGACACGTCTCGAGAAAGCTAAGCAGCTAGGCATCAAGTTTATAGTTGCTCCAAGCCTTTCTATCCAGGACGGAATAGAATCCGTTAGATCGTGTTTTTCTAAGGTTTGGATAGATGAGAGAATGGGAGCCCCGCTTATCAGGGCGCTTGAGAATTACAGGCAAGAATATGACAGCAAGAAGAAGGTTTATTTTCCACACCCACTTCACAATCAGTTCAGTCACATGGCTGACGCCATGAGATATTTGGCAATCTCGTTACCAAAAACACGTGATGGGGCTTCAGCAGAAGACATAGATAGAAACTATAGAGAAGCTATGTATGGCGACGGTCAACTCCCACCATTTTTTAGATAAAGCTTGACATGTATATATAGGTATGATAGGGTTGGTATATGCTTACAAAAGAATATGAATTAATCTATAGCGCTTACGGGCACTCGTTTATTAGCTTGGAGTCTGCTCTTTCGTATCATGGGTGGATTCCTGAAGCCGTTTATGTAACTACTTGTGTTAGTAAATGGCGAGAGAGAGAATTCAAAACTTCGGTTGGTAGTTATAGTTATAAACGTGTTCCTGAGGACCATTTTTTTACTGGTGTTGATCGAATTGAGTCAGAAGATGGTGATTTTTTTATGGCTACACCTTGGCGAGCTATTGCTGATATGATTTATACAAGGCATAATTCATGGAGAAAATTCTTAGAGCCTGAGTTAGATCTTAAGCCATGGAAAAACCTAGAAGATCTTGAATTAGCTCTTAGAATTGATAGGCAAGATTTAATTGACAGTGACAAGAAGATGCTCGGATTATTAGTTGAATCTTACCCAGTTCCTCGTGTGTGTAAAAATTTAAAGATATTCTTAGAAGAAATAAGCCTTGACATGTGTATATAGGTATGATATAGTATATATATGTTAGTGATATTATTAATCTAGTTCGGGGGGACGATGATGGCAATAGATTTTAGTAAAGCACCTACTAAGCCTTCAGTTACAAATGCTATGACAGTGGAACAAATAAAAAATGTTAAAAAAAACACTGATCGAGCGAATTTCTATTTAAATGAATTGTTAAAACTACAATTAAGTACTGATCCTGGTAGTTGGATTGGGCAAAAACAGTATTATGCAGGGGCTATTTTATTTCATCTTAAGTATGTTGAAGAAGATGTTAAGAATCAAAATCAAATTATTTGCGATGAATATGACGCCACGCATATTGTCGCGGATAAACTTAAAAAAGAATGCCCTAAGGGTTTAAGCTTAGATAACGTAGAAATCTTATGTGGTGGAAGTGTTACAAAATTATAAGAAGAATGATGATGAAAAAAGAAAAAGAGAATGAAGAAGAAGAAAAGAAGTCACTTGATGAATGTATTAGAGATTTAGATGTAGATTTTAAGGAGTTAGATGAAGAAAATAAATGAATATATGACTATAAAACAAGCGGCAGAGTTTCTTGGTGTTACTACTGAAACTTTAAGAAGTTGGGAAAGAGCTGGAAAGTTAGAGGTTTGTCGTAATCCAATGAATAGATATCGCATGTACAAAAAAGAAGACCTAGTTGCTTTGCTGGAAGAATTAGAGAATCAAACCGGATAAATATGTCCCCGTCGTCTAGTGGTTAGGATCAAAGCTTTTCACGCTTTAGACGCGGGTTCGATTCCCGTCGGGGACACCATCGTCTTGTTTATAGATATATAATTGATATATTGTGTTACCAAAACTAAACTGTGGTAATATAATGTCTTAGATATAAATATCAGCGATATAAATATCAGCGATATAAATATCAGCGATATAAATATCAACGATATAAATATCAACGATATAAATATCAAAGTATCTATAAAGAAGAATCGAGGGTAATGATTATGGCTATGTTTCAACCAGATCCAAAGTTTTATAAAGAGAATGATAAGGCGATCCTGGATAGAATGAATCAGTTCTATGCGGAGAGCATTACCATTAACCAGTCTTTTTGGACAGAAGCTGATACTGATACTAGGTTTGAGGCCGGCGATCAAACTTTATGGACTGAGCTTTATGGAACTATTCCCTTCTCGCAGAGAAAACAATTTAATTTCAACAGAATTCGCCGTGTCGTAAATATGATTAATGGTCATCAACGACGCAATAGAAAGTCCACAATTGTGACCCCAGTTGAGAATGGAGATGAGGTTACAGCTGATCAATTCACAAAAATTATGTATTGGTTAAATAACCAAGAAGGTATTTTAAATACCATTTCAGACGCCTTTCAGGGCGCCCTAGTAACTGGAATGAATCTCTTACAAGTTTGGGTTGACTACAGGACGGATCCGGTATCTGGCGATATTAAAGTAGATAACTGCAACTATAATAGCTTTTTACTGGATCCATATTTTAAGAAAACAAACCTCTCCGACTGCAATGGAGCATGGAAGCGTTCGTTTTTAACCAAACGAGAATGCGCTTCCTTACTCCCAGACAGAGCGGACGATATCATGGGGCTACAAAGCTCTCGTGGTCAAGATGGCAAGTTTGAGTTTATGCCTGAGAACGTTAATCGAAGCACGAATAACCTTTTGAATTATGATGAGTTTTATTATCGTGATTACAGAACTCAACGTATGCTTGTTGATACCCAGACCGGCGAGTCTATGGAATGGAAATCCAATAATGAGGATTCATTAAGAGAATTTTTACGCTTATATCCACAGATAACTATAATTGATCAAGAGATACCTACTGTAAAAGTGGCTATCGTTGTACAAAATATTGTAATGTATGATGGCCCTAATCCTATAGGTATAGATCAATACCCATTTATTCCAGTTTTAGGGTATTTTAACCCTAGTGTCTCAGGCTTTGACCAGAGGATACAGGGAGTAGTTCGCGGACTACGGGACGCCCAGTATCTTTATAACCGACGCAAAGTTATTGAGCTTGATATCCTTGAGAGCCAGATTAATTCTGGATGGAAATATAAAGAGAACGCCTTGGTTAATCCCAAAGATGTATTTCTTTCTGGTCAGGGCCGCGGATTAGCGCTTAAAGAAGACGCACAGATGACTGACGTTGAACAGATAATGCCACCACAGATACCGCCATCAATGATCCAACTTTCAGAAATCTTAGCTAAAGAGATACAAGAAATCTCTGGGGTAAATGAAGAATTGCTTGGCAGTGCAATGGACGATAAAGCTGGCATATTATCTATGCTCAGGCAAGGCGCTGGCCTTACAACGCTTCAAGGCCTTTTTGACAACTTGGATAATTCCCAAAAGATTTTAGGCAAGATTATATTGGGTATAATTCAAACAAATTTCACGCCTGGCAAGATTAAAAGAATCATAGAGCAAGAACCAACTCCTCAGTTTTATCATAAGGCGTTTGGTAAATATGACGCTGCTGTTGAAGAAGGGTTAAATACAACTACTCAACGTCAGATGCAAATGTTACAATTATTGCAATTGAGAGAGGCCGGTGTTCCAATACCTGATGATGTCTTGATTAAGGCAGCGACAATACAGAATAAAAAAGATATTACTGAATCTATTGAACAGGCGCAAGCTCAACAACAGCAAATGCAACAAGTACAGTTACAAGCGGCAATTCAAGAACAACAAGCTAGAACTGAGTTGGCTAAGGCAAGAGCTGTGGCTGATCAGGGTCTTGGTTTGGAACGTGTAAGTAGAATTCAAGAGAATGAGGCACTTGCTATTGAAAGAAAGGCTGAAGCTTCTAAGGATAGAACCGCTGGTCTTTTAAATCTTGTACGAGCGATGCAGGAGATTGAGGGCGTAGATATTTCTCAACTTGAGCAGATAATTAATCTGGCTAAAGCGGTTGAGCAAAAGAACGCTGAGCAGCCTGTTAAAACGATGAAACCAAAACCGGTTAAGGTCCCATCACTTAATGAAAAGGTTGGGGATATGAGAAAGAATTTAGCTGGTAAGTTATAAATGTATAGTGGTTAGAGGTACAACCTTGCGGCTCAATTGGGGTCCGCAGTTTCCAGAGAAAGGTGTATGATGGCAAAAAGATATTATGATGATGGCATGATCAATGTGGATACGTCAGCAATGGCTAATTTTCCACAAAATGTAATTATCAAGACTTATCCAAGACCAGCTGGCGAATTAACAGAAAATCTTAATGATGGTTTAAGTGGTGTTGATTCACAAATGAGCAAAGATAACTCCAAACGCAAGAGCACACAGCAACCAGAGAAGTGGTAATATGCCAGTAATGCCTAGAAGTGATAAAAGATCTGCTAAGATCGCATTTAATATTTTAGGTGTACCCAATAATTTACGGAAAAGTAGTTATAAAAAGATCAAAGAATATCCTGTAGTAAAAACACAGGTTAGATCTGAGGAATTTTTCCGTATTAATGGGATTAATGGTAGATAAAGATCGATTCTCATTATTTCTTCCGCGGGTAGTTAATGTTTGCAAGAGTTCATTGGCTGCCCGCCCTTAAAAAGAAAGGAAAAGATGCCTATAAAAAAGCCAACCTCTAAAAATGGAAAAAAGAAAGTTGTTAAAAAAGTAATGGAAGAATTTAAGTCCGGTGAACTTAACATTGGTAAAAGTCCCAAGAAAGTAAAATCTAGAAAACAGGCTATAGCTATAGCCTTATCAGAATCCGGACAGAGTAAAAAAAATAAAAAAAAGAGTAAATAATGTTTTTTTATAATTTTATTATCACTATAAAAGATCTATTTAAATATTTATGGGAAAAACTTAAAGAGTTAAGACAAAACATTAAGTTTATTAAAGATGATTTAAATACAGACGAGACCTTAGAAGAAAAAATTGATCCAAATATATTACCTGGCATATTGATCCTTGTTTTTTTTTGTGGGTTATTTTTAGTTACTGGATGTTCAAAACATCACAACTTTAAGATAGTAAATAATTATTGGCGCAATCCCACTTATCAAATAAAAGAAAATCAATTAGAAATGGATCTTGTTGTATATAAAAGATTTAAAGATGAGCGTGGTAATAATTCTATTTTAGAATACAGGTTAGTTTAATTATGACTGAAAAGAGAAGAGAAACGGTTGGGAAAGTAGCGTCCGACTTAATGGCCAAGGACATCAAGGTAACGCA